AAAATCAAACTACCACGACAAGATGTTAAAAGTTGTTCAATTATTTTTAGTGCAGTTTGGTTGGTTTGTACTAAGCCATTGCAAGTGTATTTTTTTTGGGTCTTATTACCAACGGTAACTTGTGTGTCGCATTCAGTAGCAGCATTGATAAAAGAAGTAGTATCTAAATCACTGGTTGCTATGCCACGACCATAAATGTCATTGGTTAAATAATCATAAATACAAAGTGCGGGGTTAGTAGAAAAAAGCTTATTAGTATTGTTAGTGTTCGGGTGTGCTAATTTTTTACCTTTGACTTGAAAATTGATTTGCGGAATACCAGTTGAACCAAATACATCTGGGTCAAATAACAATCGCAAATAAACATAAGCTACGCCATTTAATTGATCTGTACTTGACCATGCTGTTTGCGAAGTCAACATATTCGGTGGTGTTTGTGAAGCTTTACCTAAAAACTTTTGCATTTTTACAAAAGGTTTATATTTAGGAAGTAAGCCCGTATAAAAACCAATTGCACCAAAAAATAAAACATTATCTGCTATATCTGGGAAATAAGTACCTTCTATAGCTTCTTCATTAAAATAAACATTTTCAATGGCTTCAATTTCACCTTCACAAATAGCTATGACCATGTGTAAATATTCGTTGTTATCTCCCGTAACTTCATAAAAAACTGGTGTACCGCCAACGCGTCTATCGCCATAAATAACTGGTAAAGGGTTGGTGTTACCTTGTTGATTTGATAATGCTTTTGCAGCTTGATTGCCTAAACTGTCTTCAAACTCTGGTATGTCCATACCCATAATTTTTATACCAGCATATAAAGCTGTACCAACAACCAATGCACCAACTATTGTTGCTGCTGTACCAGCAGCCAAACCAAAAGTTACCGCAGAACCTACTTTAGCTAAACCAGTGTAAATAACTGGTAATGCTTGTGGCATAGCCAATACCGAACTGGTAAAAACTAGAGTTACAGTTGCAAGTAAAAATTTATATAAATGTTTTAACATGGTAAACGATACGCTTTATCAAAAAAATTTAAGTCTGGAATCGGTACTGCATTGATACCTATAGTTTCATCAATTGAAATAAATTTAGTACCCATTGATAAATGACACATATCCCAACGTGGGTCAGTCTTTATTAAAATATCGCCATGTCTAGCTTGTATAGGATTGATAGCTGTTAAACCTAACTCAACACATTTTTCAGAGACTCGTTGTTGATATTTTTTTTGAAACTTCATAGCACCAAATTTAGTGTGATATTTTTTATAGGCAATCATTAAAGTTTCTGTACCCAACATAAAGTCCAGGTATTCTAAAATTAAGGTATTGCAATCGTTACTACCCCAAGCAAATTGTTCATTAAATTTTGGTTCAATAAATTTATTAAACTTGACTAAATCCATTAGCGTATTTCGGTGGGCATTGAAATAGTAGCGTTAGGACTACCAAATTTAGCACTAGAACTAGCTTTTACGTCTTGATGATAAATACCATAACCACCGCCAAATTCTGTACTAGAAGCTGTCTCTGAAACTGTTATCGTAAAAAAATCACTACTGGTTGTAGCATCAACGACTGTGTGTGTTGCATTTAAAGTATCAGCAGTTATACCACCAACTGTAACTATATTTTCTAAAGTTATCGTGTCGTTATTACTTAAACCATGTGCTTTTTTATGTACTTTAATTGTTGTTGAACCTGACGTTGTTTCTATTGGGTTGGTAGGTACTACAGCAGTATTAATTGTTGTACTTAAACCACCACCTCTAGCCGTAGAAGTAGCATTAGAAGTAACTGTGATGGTAAAACGATTGTCGCTAGTTTGAGCAACTACAGTATGGGTTGTGTTTAATTCAGAAGTTGGAATACCACCGACTGCGGTAGCATTAGCCATAACAAACGTATCACCAATGACTAGCCCATGATTGTATTTATCAATGGTAATTGTGTTACTGCCAGATGTAGTTTCTATGCAATCTGCCACAATCAAAACGCCCTGAGTAATTTTAACTGTCAACGTATCTTTAGAAGCAACTGTAACTTCGTGTTTATCTAATAAAATTGCATCGCTAATGCCACCAACTGAAGCAGTATCGATATTGAAGCTAACTAAATCACCAACTTTGCAAAAATTATCAGCATTGACTGTAATTAAATTACTTCCAGAAGTAGTTTCAATTAAAACTGGATTAATTAATTGTTCATCAATTGTTATTTCTGAACCACCAAATTTACCTGACTTAACTGACGTTACTGAACTTGGTGCATTGATGTCAAAACCAAAACCATCAGAATCAATGGCTACGATGCTTTGTTCTTCTGCACCTTCATTGTAATTTAATTGTGCTGACGTAATTGTTTCACCATCGCTAAAGGTAGTAGTGCTAAAGCCATTGATTTTAACTTTGTCACCAACACTAAAATTAGTTGTCGGTCTATTGGCATAACTAATATTAATTAAGACTGAACCAGCTTTGAAAGTCATGGACGAATTGGTAGGGGATAGCTCAGTAAAAATAGATTTATCTGAAGGTGAATTGTTATTTACAATTGACGTTGCACCATTACCAGCACTGTATGAGCCGTAACCTTGTGCAGTTGCACCAGTAGATAAACCCCAATTTAACTCTTTAACTGAAGCAGAAGCAAAACGAAAACCCGTATCACCTGCAAAAAAACTTTGTTGCGATTCGTTATTGGTGTAACGACAATTAATTTTATTGAAATCAACAAATTGCGAAGCTACATTGACAGCTAAAGTAGCTGTGCCATTACTAACATCTTCTTTAATTACGGGATTATTAATACGACCAGCAAAAATTTGTACTGGACTTGATACTAACGCTTCCGAATCATTTAAGAATGCTTGATAAATTACAACTTTGCGATCTATGTAATTTTCATTAAGCAATAAATTAGTATAAGTTTGCTCAACACCGCTTAACGAAATTGATAATTGATCGACTGTTAATTCGTTGGTTTCAACAATATTTGAGAAATTTAAAAAATGACCAAGAGGGGTATAAGTGTTGCTATTGAAGCTAATAGAAATATAACTATCAGTAAGATACTGTGTACCCGAATCAAGATGCACTTCCAATAAATGAAAAGGTTTGTTTTGATCTTTAACAATCTCTGTTTGATATGCTGTAGAGCTTCCTCTGTCCATTTCATTAAAATATTTCTACCAGTTCAAAATTTAAAGCATAAAGATTGCTGGTATCGGTGTTAAAACTGGTTATGTCATTAGTAAAACTGCAAACAAAAGGCACTGAAGCAAATGTGATTGTTTCATCGTTAGCAACGGCATTTAAAAGCTTAGGTGCGAAAGATAAAGTAGCCGTACTACTGCCCGAAGCGTCCATGTCAGCAGTTGCCATATAAACTTTTGAATGACCAGAAAATTTAAAAAAATCACCCGCTTTGATAATGCCACTTTTAGAAGCTGTTAAACCATCAATACTAGCCGAACTAACACCAACTGCTAAAGCACCATTTACAACTGGACTTTCAGAGGTATCACCTTGCGATACTGAAACAACGGGTGGGGTGAAAGTAAAAGTTTCAAACTGACCTTTTTGAGCAATAGCAAAAGCATAAATTGGTGCAAACTCGCTCCTGGTCAAAGGTGGAAAAGTAACTTTGAGTGACCATCTTTGCCCACCACGACTACGAACTTGTCTTTTTAAATTTTGTGTAACCGAAACTAAATTAGGTTCTAAAGATTGTATCTCAACTGTATTTGGTGCTGGACTTGTGGGAAATGTACCTGACATTAGGCAAACCCTCTACGACCATGTTTATTAAACTCACCTTGTATGATTGCCGAAATAGTAGGTGCATTTTCAGTAATGGCTTGTAACGTATCTTTGGAATCAAAACTTTGTATGTTGTAAGTAATATGTACGTTTTGACCCATACCACCACTAGCAGTTGATAATTGATTGTTAGCAACTATTGTGCCAGTTTTATTTGGCACAAATATTTCTGCACCTCGCTCTCCTACAAGATATGGTTTATTACCAGTTACAGTACCACCTTTAGCTTTTTTACCACCAAAACCACCTAAAAATGACGTAAAGCCACCAGTCAACTTATCAACAATTAATTTTTGTACAGCTATTCTTAATAATTCTTTAATAACAAAACTAGCAAAATCTTTAAAAGCAAATTTACCAGTCATTAAGCCATCTACTAAAGTATCTTCAAACTTTTTCATGCTTTTAACACCAGCATTTTCAATGGCTTCACCAGTTTTACCTAACTCTTGTTTATATTTTTCTAATGGACTTAAAACATTAGTAAATGCTGTGGTCGTGGTATCAGCTAAAGTTTCAACCCCATTTGTCAAAGTGTTTTGTGCTTCTACTGCCGTACCAATTAAATTTCTGTAACCACTAACTTGTGTCATAACATTAGTAAAACCATTAACAGTTGTTTCTTCAAACTGTTGTTGTCTTGCTCTTAATGCTTCTATTGCTTCGTTATTACCGCCAAAAACATTTGTTAATCTCAATCCAGCTTCTTGCACACTTGCAACCATTCTTGAAGTGCCTAAAACTAATTCTTGAAAAGATAGTAATGCAATATTTACGCTATCAATTATATTTGTTGCCAGACTTTGACTAAATGCTTCAATACCGCCTTGATTATTGGCAAACTCTTTAAACATTGTTGTAAATTGATTAACGAAAGTTTGTAAAATAGGTGTAAAGGCAGCAAAAACATTGTCTTTTAAACTATTTAATTGTCGGCTTAGTATATTTGTAGTGTCATTAAATCTTTCGACACCATCTACAGCAGAACCAGATATACCAATTCCTAATTCAATCATTTTTTCTTCTAAAGCTTTGATTGAATCACCGCCTTGGTCAATAATACCGAATAATTGTTGTCCTGAACGACCAAATAAATTAGTTAAAGCACTATTTTTTTCAGCACTTGTTCCTAAAGAAGAAATACCATCAGCAGTTTCTAGTAAAAGTTGTTCAGTGCCTTTTAAATTACCTTCTGAATCTCTAATAGAAACGCCTAAATCATTAAATAAATCTGCTTGGGTTTTTAAACCACGACCAGCTTCACCAATATTTTTGCTAAATTTCAATAATGCTTTGTTAGCACCTTCGCTTGAACCACCAGCTTCTTCAGATGCTATTTGAAATGCTTGTAAAAAACCAACTGAAACGCCTAATTGATCTGACGTTTTTCCAAGAGTGTCAATATAATTGAAAGATTGTTTAGCTAAAGCAGCTACAGCTAGTGCCGTACCTCCTATAACCGCAGTTAAGCCACCGAATACTTTTAGAGTCTTACCAACTCCGTTTTTTACTGAATTTAGACCAGATTTTAACTTAGCGAAAACTCTTTTAGTTTTATCGACACCTTCAAAAACTATTTTTAATTTACCTAGATTGCCCATCTTCCATACGTTTATTTAATTCATTTATATAACTAAGCCAACAAGTAAACTCGTCAACTGTCATGTCTTGCACTTGCAATATTGTTAAGCCGAGTCTGTCTGCAAGTGCAAATTGTGTAAATAAATCAGAATCAGCTTTTACTTTTCCGTTGCTTCTTCTGGTGTCAAGCTACCTAATATTTGCGAAGCTACGTCAGACAAAACGCCAACATCGGCTTTATTCATCAAAGACTCTTTATCGCCTAAGTTGAATATTTTTTCGCCTTCTGCATCTAGTGCTTTAGTAATAATGGCGTAAACCATTACTTCTAAATCTGAGCTGTTAGCCATCTTGTAAAGTCTTTTTGACTCTTGCAAGGTTAATGGTTTACAAAAAATTTCTAAGGGTTTATCTTCTGTTCCCCATTCTTTAACCTCGATTTTTCGTATCTCTTGGTTATCAAAATGAGCAACTACATTATCTATTGCCCTAGTCATTAACTATAAGTGCCAATTGTTAATGCACCGCTTCCTTGTACGGAAAAAGTCATTTCAACAATGCCATCGTGACTTGCTGTAATACTTTTATCAGTAATGATTGCAGAACCGCTTAACTTATATGCACCACTTGCTGAACCTTCTGGAGCAAGATTAAGTGTTATTGTTGAACCAACTGTCATAGCAACTTGCCCATTCGTGTCAGTATCATCAAAATAAACATCAATCGTGCCTGAAAAATCAGTCAAAGTAGCTTCATAAGTTTTAGCTGAATCGCCCATTGAAGTAGATTCTGTTGTATCTGCTGTTTGTGACAACGAATACGATCTAACTTCAGCAATTGCATTCGCACCATTTTGTACGACACCATTTTTACCAGTAAAAACTGCCATTTTTAAACCTCTGTTTTAGATTTAGTTTTTGTTACAGATTTCTTTTCAGAAACCCACCCATTTTGTTTTAAATGTTCAACGTCTGAGTCAAAAACAACAATAGTTGTTTGACCATCTGCTGAAAATAAAATATTTTTGTCCATAATTAATACCCTTTTTTATATAGCTGTATTAGGAGCGTTTTCACGACTTAGATACAAAATGCTATAGTTCATTATCAAAACTGCAAGGGGTTGATCGCCTTCGCCATTAAAATTAATTTCTACCGACTCCAGAAAAGAATCACGACTTAAACCGCCAAAAGTTACATCGCTAGACATAGCAACTTCGACTTCTGCATTTATCGTATCGGCTAGATCGTCAAAAGTTGTGACGTTTTTTGCATACGCTTCAACTGTCAAACTTAAAGTTCTTTGTAATGTTCTTGGTGCATTCATTTCTAAAAGTTCATTGCTTTCAGATGTGGTATAGATTATTAAAGCTGGTAGTTTTGCAGTTTCAATTGGAAAAACTCTTGATTGATAAACATTAGTACCAGTAGTAGTTAAGTTGTTTAATCTACTACCTACGGCTTCTCTAATTTGTTGTCTGATATGTGCCATTAGTCAGTACAAACCAATTGAGTGAAACCAGTGTTGTCTGGCATGACGTTTTGAACAGTGTAAGTAGTAGAAGCAATCACTAACGTATCACCTTGATCTATATTTGTGACATCGCTACTACGACAAGTTATGACGGGTTGTGTGCCTTCAACACCAATACCTTCAGCTATTTCAAAATATTCATTGTTAAAAATAACTTGGATATTAGAAGCACTACCAGCAATTGTGACCACTGCGGTCACACCATGTGCATTGGTATCTAAAAATGCTAATTGGTCAGCAGCAGATTCTAGTACCATGCCTTTACCTACTCGCTAGTTTTTTTTAATTTTTTACTAGACTTTTTTAAGCCAACACTGCGATTGCTACTTTTCTTTTTAGCATCAGCAGTAGTTAATTCAGCTTTGTTGTAACTAATTAAAGCATTGCCATCTGATTCTGCTAATTCAACAATATCACCAGCTTTGACATTTTTTTTATCTGCAACAGTGTCAGATAAGATTAAATATTTATTCATAACTTTTTCCTTTTTATTAGGAAAGGT